AATTGCTGGTACCTGGATTAAAGTAGGCGATGAGACGGCGGCTAATGTCGCTGCTTCGATTGCCGGGCAGGGTGGCCTGGCGACTGTTAACAGTGCTGATTGGTCCAGCCAGATATCCGGAACCGGAAAGCCGGCCGACAACGCTACGGCTAACACACAAGACCTGCAAATCGATAGCTTTGTTCCGTCCGGGAACCTGACAAACCCATCATTAATATCGAATTGGACTCAGGCTTATAACGGGGCGGCTCCGATAACTTTAGTGTCGGGAAGTTATTTTGAGTTCGACGAAGCAGGGCTCTACCTCGTAAACGTGGTTTTAGAATTTCAGCTGACAATAGGATCAGTGTCGAGCGGGGCTCTTGCGTACAATCAGTTCGCCCGGCTCGGATATGCAGATAATGGAGTTAGCTATAACAGTTATTGGGATTGTAATGCCAGCGGCATGAAGCCTTACTCAAGCAGCTTAACGTTTGCGAGTATTGATAAGACGGTCAGTTTCAGCAAGATAATAGCCGCATCTGTAAATTCACGGTGCAGAGTTATTACCAGCTCTTTAAACGTTCAATCAGCGTCACTTTCAGCCGGATCGTCTTACTGTGATATTACGCGCCTCAAACAAGTTCCAGATTAATTTTTAGCCTGAAAAGAAAGGCAGACCAGATTGATCAGTTAATATACAAATGACGCACGCTTGGTCGATCTAATGACGATGCCAGGCAGCCGTCCGTCCAGCAGCATAGCTCTTATCGTCTTATTCGACACATCAAGCAATTCAGCGGCGACCCGGGTGTTTATCATGGCGATGCATCCATCCTGCCCGGGGGCGGTCTCCACGGCTTACTGAGTAGGTTGAGGTGATCGATCTGCGCATCGATATCGCGACAGCGCGGCAGCCGGTTCTCGAAGGACCATTCCATATCTGCGCAATGCTTGCTGCAGTACTTCAGCTTCTTCGCGGTCAACGGCTTCGCGCAGTGCTGGCAGTTCCTAATCACCTCCATTAGCAGGTAACCTCATTTCATTACGCCACTTCATCATGCCGATTGCCTCTGTCAGTTGGTCTCTCTCGGCTTCGGCTTTCGATTGTTTGTCTAGCAGCGCGATCAAACTTTTACCAACGACCTTCTTGGCCGCATCCGACCTGACCTTGAGCGATTCCAGTTTATCCAAAATTGATCGACCTGTTTCTTTCGAGGCTACGAGCGATCGCAGCTCCTCGTAGATCGCAAGCAATTCGGACCCTGCATGAATGCAGGCATCAGCTTCTGCCTTGGCGCTTTTCGCAATACGCTCCAGCCGCTTGTGGTCGCGCTCTAGAGCCTTTAGAACTACGTCAGTCACGTCTATCCCTCTTCGGCTATTGCTTGCTCGCACTCGTGCTTGAACGCTTCGACGATGATAGTCACGATCTCGGTTAGGTTACAGTTAATAAGTTAATTAGTCGTCAACAGCATCATTTTTATGTTGTCGTGATCATTACATTCATCGACGGGGAATCCCTCACTATCTAATAGCTGGCTAGTCCCGTCGATATTGATGCATAAACCGTACGATTCGCCATCCACGTGATACCAATCAGTTTTGGTTTGATTTTGTACATCATGAGTTGTTTCTATAAATTTTGGAATGTTCATGGTTCTAATCTCCTAATCTTAAAAAGTGCGGGCAGATTTCCCCGTCTGATTCGGCAAACAATGCCAGCAAATCCTCATCTTTTGGATCTTGAAAAACATTATGGCCTTGCGCGATAAATGGCGTAGAACACACCATCAACTGAGTGTGATTTCTGATTTAGTCAGCGTGCTCCGAATACGGTTGGCATTGTTGCGCCAGTGCACACTCATCGACTTAAACGCCGCTAACTGTTTCTCTTGGTCAGGATCTACTGTGTAGGCTGACACCGCCGAGAGACTCAAGTCGCCAGCAAGAAAACCTTTTAAGATTGCTGGATGCACCTTGGCCAGTGCCAGGCGCTGACGAACGTATTGAGGGCCGACACCAAACTCTTCGGAAATCTGTTTAGTCGTCATGCCGTCGCGATCGGCGAGGCGTTTAAATGCTTTGCACTCGTCTAGTGGATGCGGCGCGAGTCGGTGATAGTTCTCTGCGATCGTAGCGGAGAGTGCGTCGTCGATCGAAACCACCTTGCAGTTGATCGGCATCTTCTTAGGTACGACTCCCTCGTCGGCCAGCTCCTGCAGCAGACGCAAGCGTCGGCCGCCACCGGCCACTCCAAACTTCTTACCATCCGCATGCACGATAAAGTTTTGAAGCGGCCCAAAGGCTTTCAGGCTCGCTTTAAGTTGCTTGTCGGCTTTCGTATCGCTCGGCGACTCCTGCCGCATGTTGATCTCGCTGACGACCAACTTGTTAAGAGCGATCTGCTCCAGTTGGTGCGGGACTTCTTTCTTAACTGTTGCTGCCTTCGGCATATTGCTGTCCTCTCGTTTTAATGTGTTAACACATAGCGTTAAAGCGTTTAGTTGATGATTCGGCCGTAGTATTGGTACACAAAATCTTTAATCACTGGTGCTGGGTCTCGGCTCCATGACTCGTATATCCGCTGTGCGAATGTTTGAGCATTGGTGGCCGGAATTGCTGCTCTAGATAGATGAACCTTTCGGCGAGTTAACTCCTCGATCAGTTCCTCGTCCGTCCATTCGTCAAGATCAATATCGACATCGACATCTACATTTATCGATTTGCTGCTCATCATGTTCTCCTTGTTAAATTTAAAGGGCAGTTTTAAGTCATGCCGAGGACCGGCTCGGGGTTATTCGAGTTTGGGATTAATGGATGCCTTCCCGATCATTGGGCTCCCAATTAGCCGCACCGTCGTAAGCGTTACCACCTACCGCAATGCCCCTCAGTTTTCCTTGATTGTCAAAAGCTATGCAGCCTGGTCGCCAGCCTCGAGGTTCCAGCAGGTCTCTGGTATAGCCACAAATCTCGGTGCCATTCACAACAATGAACCCAGCAGAGAATCCATGCTCGCGCCGCCATTTGGTTAGGCTTGTCCGTAGTTGCATATCTGGACACGTGGCGCGCACTTTTGCCTCGGCCATTTTGTTTGCGGCGTAAGCCGAGCCGTCGATGTCTACTTCTACCTCGATTGATTTGGATACCATGTGCTGCCTCGCGTTCTGTTGTTAATGGGTAAAGGTTTGCGGCTATCTATTCCAGCCAGTTCGCTCTCAGAAATTCACTGACCTCGTGGAGGTTGGTGCTAAAGCAATCCTCGTTACCGACGAGGCAGTAGTAGCCGGCCTTCTGAACCTCTATATAACCGTCAGTGTCGTCAGTCCGGTAAAAGAGCGCAGATACTGCGTCGGGATAATCTGCGGCGTCTGTGCCGGTACGCTCGGCGAGCTGGGCGATCGATATCGCTTCGCAGTTCATTGGGTGCTTGAAGTATTCGCCGTATGCGAAGTCGTCTAGATCGTCGACCAGCTTCCAGTTGTAGTAGAGCTGCCAGTGGTTGCCTTGGTTGTAATAGATATCGCCGTTAGCGTGGGTGCGGAAGAAATGGATCTTGCTGGGGTTATGGAGGTCGACCGTATTTTGGCGGTCGGGGAGTGGCTCGATGTAGGTCTCTACTGCTGCTGAATTGGTCATTTTCTGCCTTCGCCCTTTTCGTTGTTGTTTCACGTGGAACAGATATCTTCGGAACACAACTTAAGATACCTTAAGGCATAGGTCAAGCAGAATCTTTAAGAAAACTTAAGGAGGGGGTTTGTGGGTGGTTTCTGGCTAGTCTGCGCGGTTTAGTAGTTCGATCTCGGAGCCGGACCAGGTTCGCTCGGCGATCCCGACAACGTGTCCAAGCACTTTGCACTCTGCTGCAGTAATGGTTCGATGGTCGCCATTGGTGGCGATGTAAACAATCTTTCCAAAGTCATCGTGCCGCTCTCGGAGTGCGTGGCGATTCCGGACTTTGATCAAGGAGATCATCATCACGGCGTCGAAAGCAGGGTTATTTATATCTAGGTCCGGATCTATGAACACGGTACTGCCTTCCGGGATCACACTTTGCAGCGAATCGTCCGGAACCAGCCAGCAGAAGGTGTTAGCGGGGTAGTTGCGCAATGAGCGAACGTACTGATCGGCCTTGAGTGGACCTTCATTGCTTAGGTACTCGTCGATGGTCTGTGGATTTACCACAGGGTAGCCAGTCTTATCTCGATTGTTATCGATACCAGTAAGGATGTGCTCGGGTGTGACGCCTAGTTTGTGGCAAAGGGCAATCAGCTTTCTCCCGGTCGGCTCGGTGCTGTCGCTCTCCCATTGACTCACGCCGGAACCGGCCACACCAACGGCTTTGCCGAGCTGTGATTGGGATAGGTTGGCCGCTTTTCTAGCCGTTCTTATTCTGTCGCCGATTGTGTTTTTCATGGGCTGGGATAATACCGCCTCTTGTATTAAGAAATCTTAAGAGGTAGATTGCTTGCTATCTTAAGATGAGTTCAGATTTTCTATGAAGAAATCACACGCAATATCCCTCTTTAAGTCAGCGTCCGGACTAGCAACCGCTCTACATATTAGTGAGCCAGCCGTATCGCAGTGGCCGGAGGAAGCAATCCCCAAGCTGCGCGAGTACGAGATCTTAGAACTGGTAGCCGCTCGTGATAATTCCAATGAGGAGACAGTAACGCCATGAAGCAAGCAAAACATCGTCAGATCTTACAAGGGCCTCAAATTGAGATAGGCGATAGCAGTTACCTCACTGGTCGACAGAATGAGACGCTCTACTACATCGCGGAAGGTTGTACTGCCTACGACGCTGGAGATGCGATGGGTATTACGGAACGAACCATCAATGCTCATGCCGATAACGCCATGGGGAAGTTGAACGCCACCAATCGTGCCAACCTGGTCAGTAAAGCATTCTCGTTAGGCATCCTCCGAGTATCAATTGAGCAACGCGGCTTCGCTTCTATTAGGGCGCTCTGGCTCATGTTTTGTTTGACGATCTCCACATTGTTTTTCACCGCACTGCCCGACGATGCCACCGGAGATCTGGTGCGGGGTCTGCGAACGAAACCATCGAGAGCACGCAGCTCCTCGTACAAAAACGTCAAGGGCGGTCGCCGCGAGACGATCGCCGAACAACTTGAACCTCTCGACGCGAATGAAATGTTCGGAGCGGAGGATTAATGACAGATCGATTACCAGTTCCAGGAGAAGAGGGGTGGCAGGTTCACAATCACAAGAAACGATTGTGGGTAGACGCAGAGGTTTTAATGGGTCCGATCTATTCGGAGATTGAATACTGCAACGCTACTGGCCGCATGCCTTCGATGAATGTGACCGAAGACAAGTTCCCCATCTACCGGATCCGCGTCGACGGCAACTTCTACTGCACTGCCCGAACCAATATGCGCCGCAAGCCAGAGCAACACGACGACCAAGCTGCAGACGAATCCTTCCACAACCTGATTGAAAAGTTAAACCAAGAGAGCGTGAGCGCATGAGTTCGCTCCGTGTAAGCCACGCTGGACCGTTACCCGATCGCTGGGGACTAGATCACATTGAATTGAATCCCCCTACAGTCGACACAAGAGCGTGCTCTGACCTGCCTGCTTCCTGGGAGATAAAGAAGCTGGCGCCAGTCATCAAAAGACCACCGAAAAGAACGCAGCCGCCGATGCCAGATCTAGACACGCTTGTACGCGTCATTCCGGATCAGCGCCGGACTTTTGCGAGCTGCTGTCCATGGAGAAAAATGGAAGTCGGCGACGGCTTCTACATTGCGGAAAAGGATCCGATCCAACGTAACCGTCTCGCCTGCAGCATCAACAGCAAAGCCGTCAACGAGAAACGGAATGGCTATGGCGAATATTCAAAACACATATACGACGAGCTTCATATCGTCGTGATGAGGATCCAATGATGGACCCAATGACGACAGACTTGCCAATCTACCGCCAAGAGGTTTATCGTGCCCCTGTGCTGGTAAAACCCAGTGCCGAGATTAGAGTCTCGCAAGTCAGAGTGCCACAAGGCGCTCCAGGTGCCTTTTTTTACGCCCATAGTTTTATGGTGGGTGTGGTGGGGGAACTTCGGTGCGCCGTCTCTCTGAGCGGTAACTCTAACTCCACTACATCCGCCACCCAATTGATTAGAGTCAATCGTGGCGGTTCTCGAACATCAGAGGATCTAAGCCATGCATTCGCCTGTGCGCGTCATACAGACGCCGACCCATACCATCACCATCCAGCTACTTTGCACCCTCACGATCAATCTAGTGCCTTCTGGCGCCGGTTTCGTGTGGGCATCGTGCGAAGACCCAACCTATCTGCTTACGTTCAAGGAGCATGCCGATGAGTAGGTTGCTGCTCGATGAGCCACCCCTTGTTCTACAGAAATCCCTAGCCGTGGTGCTGGGTCTAAATGAAGCAATTTTGATCCAACAAATCCACTACTGGACAACTATTTCTGAGCCGGATGAAGAGGGAAATGTTTGGGTAGTTAAGAGCCAAGATGACCTCGAAAAAGCATTCCCATTTTGGTCAAAAAAGACGATATCAAGGATCACTACCGCGCTCAAAAACCGCGAAATATTGACTGCTGTTCAGGCGAAGAACTGGAATCGCACTTACAAATATATGATCAATTACGGCCAATTAGAGGCCGATACTGTCCGCATGCATGCGGACAAGTTGTCCGCTTGGAAGGAGACAGATTGTCCGGATGCAAGTGGACAACCTGTCCGCATCAGATGCGGACAACTTGTCCCCTTGTTCAATAGAGATAAGAATACTACTGCTGCTACTGGTGACCATCCCCAAGGTGCAAGTGGACAGTATGAGGGATTTGATTACCTCAATTGGGAACCTGACGACCGACAAGTCCAATATTTGAAACGGACGACCGGCCTCGATATCGATGAAAATGTTTTGGTCAAGTTTCGGATGTACGCCATGGAGACTGAGCAGAATCCGCGCACCCTCGGAACGCGATTAACAGGCTGGCTGCAAAGCGAGAAATTGACCGACTCCAAAGCCACCCGACCGAACTCTAAAAAATCTGTCACCCAGTCAAACCAAAACGTTGTCGACGAGCTCATGTCTCGGATGGACGAAGACGGCAATTTAACCGGAGCGAAAACATGAAACAGGGAACTAGAGATCGAGAATTGGTGCCGTTCTTGAACGAGACCGCTGAGTATTACCAACGCAACATTTCTGGCGGTCAGCTCGAAACCTACTGCACCGCATTGCGGCGATGGCCGTTGGACCGATTGCTGAAAGCCAGGTCGATGCACTACGAGGATCCCAATGGCGGTCAGTTCTTCCCGAAGATTGCCGACTTCATTCGATGCATCCAGCTGTCCAAACCAGCGAACGACGAGACCTTTCAGAAAATATTTGGGGTCCACCCGGATACCCCATATCAAAACACCAGACGGTTTGCTTCCGCGCTTTACTGCAAACGGGTCTGCGGCTTCGCGGTTAAATCAGCGCTGGCGCTAACCTACGAGGGGCCCATGCCGCTCATGGAATACATCGCCGATTGTTCGACACCGAATTCGGCGACCCTGCACAGCATCACCGGAGACGAGCAAACACAAAAGCCATCCGGTTTAGATCTCACTCACGACATGTGCTGGAAGGAGTTTTTCTCGGGGTTTGATCAACTCTGGACGGAACACCACGGTCGAGAGTCGATGGCATGACTCGCGCTGCCGTTAGAGCAAAGATTTATAGCTTGTATTTACGACGCATCTCATCCGGCACGCCAAGCGAGCCGCCTGCTGGTTACTCTTTCCCGATCGCCAAGCTGGTGAATGATTTCCGACTACCGACAGGCAACACAGCCAGGGAACGCGAGGAGGCGCACCGCGAGCTAGACCGGCTCTTCGAAGCCGAGTGGACGAAACACCAACAAGGGGCCACGGCATGAGCAACGATTTCCACGTTCCAGATCGCGAGGCTGATCTCGAACTCGTTGGATACCTGCGTCGCTGGTGCCTGACCGATCGCGACGCGGAAGGCAAGCAGGGTCGATATTACCTGCATAATATTCAAGGGCCGGACGAACCTTGTTTCCATGACCATCCCTGGTCGTTTCGTTCTGTCGTCCTGTCGGGTGGCTATAAGGAAATGCGACCGGGCTTCGGCGATCAACGCATTGTCACCGATCGAATGGCTGGCACTACCCGCGAAATGAACGCCACGGATCCGCATTACATTTCGGAGGTACTACCGAACACCTGGACGCGAATTATCACCGGCCCGGTGGTGCGGCATTGGGGCTTCTACGACGCGGCTGGCCAGTGGGTCTTGCACAGCGATTATGAGGGAAACCGAAAAGTTAAAGTGATCCGGCGCAATGGGTACCAGTCATGAGCCTGCTGGATTTAATCGGGATACTCACCTTGTCGACAATCTGGTGCTTGACTGGCATGCACTTCGCCGATCGCCAACGGTCAAGCCGACACTCGGGATTCTGCCAATGCCGGTCCCGGCGCGTCGTATCGATTACCCATGAAAATCTCCACATCTGCCACCGCTGTATCAAGCCGCTTGATAGGAATCGCGTAAAGGAAAAGGCAACCGGCTCAGGAGTATCCGAACCGGCTGCACCGCAGAAGCGTCCGGAGACGTGTACCACGAGCGCCAACGTTATCAATTTTAAACGGGATGGGGAGTAGAACATGGCTCGAATCCTTGTAAGCCTTTTGCTCTTGACCACATTGCCATGCCTGGCATCCACGCTCGTCGGTTATAGCCAACCGTTTTACATCGACACAGGTTTAGACGGTGGCGACGTGGGCGGTTATGGGATCCACCTCGAGTACTCGCCCCATGAGCGATGGTTTATCGCTTACGACCGACTACAACGCGTCAAGCGGCGCGACGATGGTGAGGTAAACAATCAAGATTTCATCACCGGCGGTTATCGGTACACCGTCGCCAACGGTTTCCAAACCCACGCCGGCATCGCCATCAACGAACGCTCTGACGTGCTCGGTAGTCCTACCAGTTTCAATATCGGAGTCGGCTACCAATTCGATCGGATCCGCGTGTCCTGGAATCACTGGTCGAACGCCAACACCAACGAGGTCAATCACGGATTCGATGTGCTAACGATCGCATGGAGGTTAAAGCTATGAGCGAGAACGTCTTAAATCTTCTCACGGATGAATTAATTAAGCGGGGGTATCACGTCAGCAAGGCTTATCCGGATTTCTTGTTTGCCGGTCTCACGAACTTTTTAAGTGACCATGATTCGATCGCAACAGAGATGGAAGGTCTGCGGGTACTAAAACAAACAATGATCGATGGGATTGAGCCGCAGGAGTCCGGACCCTATTACATCGATGTGGTCGACGAAGTTGCGGTCGCTCTATGGGGTCAGCCTGTAGTCGAAGCTGCGCGACCGGATAGAGTCCGGCCGCAGATCAACCTCGATGTGGATTGTATGCAGGCCGTCGCGATCGATTTAGTGGTGCGAGAGCAAGTTGTGAGCGTGAGTTTCGTACAGCGGAGCCTAGATATTGCTTATGGCAGGGCTCGCGACATCGTTGATCAGATGGAGGCGTTAAACATCATCAGCGGCATGGACTCACATGGCCGCCGAAAAGTACTCCACAAGGCAGAAGGCTGATGTCTTACTGCAGATGGTCTAGCGATTTCTTTGAGTGCGATGTGTATGTCTACGAGTCGCTAGAGGGCTGGGAGACTCACGTCGCTGGCCGAAGATTGCGAGAGCAGGTACCAGCAGACATCAAGGCGATGCCAACCGATACAACAGACGAATGGATTGAGCAGCACCTGGCTGAGGCGAAGTGGCGCCACGAGTTGGTTTCTAACGACGAGGACTATATCGAGTTATCCACGATTAGTAATTACGCCGGGAAATATTTCTGCGATGCGTCCCCGGGACTCTGTGCCGATCGGTTAGAGGCAATCAAGTCCTCTGGACTAAACGTGCCGCAGTACGCGATCGATGAATTACGTGACGAGGAAAAGAGCGTGAGGTTTAAGCAATGACCAATGTTATGCATGGCTGCGAAGAGTGCGGAACGCTTTATCTGCCAAAGCGCACGGACCAGAGGTACTGCACGACTCGATGTAATCACAGAGTTTTACAGCGCGAACTACGAGCCAGGCGAAAAGCTGCGCGGCTTGAAAATAGCGAGCCAGCAACCGAGAGCATTGATACGTTCTCGCTACTGACTAAACCCTGGACGCTGCTGGGTATCGGACTGCAAATAACGGAGAGGACTTCACCATGATCAGAGATTTAGAAGAGCGAAAAATGATGGCGGCGTTCGCACTTGAAAAGATGTTCAAGGGCGACAGTTTTAGCATTTGCAAGATCGACGATGCATGCAAATTAATGGGGCGCTCCGGTAGCGGTCCTTCTTATGACAAGTTGCACGCACTCCACTGCGTCAAGTTCGGCGAGATACCCGCAAACATCATGCAGCTGATTCCTACTTGGATAAACGAGGTGCTGGGCGGCCCGCGATTGTCTGTGGTCCAGATACCAGCACTCCATGAAGGCAATAAGAGTCTGCTGTCGATCGAGGACTACGACATTCAACCAAAGCAAATCAAATAAAGGAGCCTGGTGCGTGACTGACAACCTGACCGAGAAAATGAAGGAAATTGTGGTGCGGAGGTTTCTGACCGGCGATACAGCATTCCGTATATCGGACAGCTTTGGCGTCGAGGTGGTGGAGGTCGATGATGCCATCCGGGATCATTTAGATCAGCGAAGTGATGTGGTGCCGAGAACAGCAGCCATGCTCGCCACACTGATCATTATGGAGCTTCGCGCCGTGTCGGAATACAACTGCGCTGGTCTCCACTTTCCGGACTTCAAGCATCTGCCGAACCTTCCCGGATACATCGAGCAGCCTTCGGAATTGAAGTGCATAGAGACTGAGTGGGTGCGTCAGCAGGGTGGCATGACGCCAGGACAGTACTACGGCACGACCGCTTATCCATTAGGTGGCGAACACTACCTGGTCGTGGACTTCACAGATTGAAAATAAGGTGTCGATTTTGCAAAGCACGATTGATCTGGTTGAAGCACCCAACGCTACCGGCAGGAGTACTCACCCGATTCAATCACAAGTCGGAAGCGTCGCATCGCGCACAGTTGCCGTTCGACCCGACCCACCACAGCATACATACGGCGATCGAATGTCCAGAGTCGCCACCATGGGCTCGGAAGAAAGCCCGTAAAGCAGCAGGAGAATCCTAATGGCGCAATGCAGAAGCTGTAAACAACAGATCGTGTGGCTGAAGACGGCTAAAGGTAAAAGCATGCCGGTCGACTATAGCGCCCAAAGAGGCAACGACGACGCTCGGGACCATGTGCTTTTTGATATCGATCGTCATGTGTCTCATTTTAAGACGTGTCCGGATGCCGCTCAACATCGAGGCAAGGGCTAAAGCATGACCGAGACGTGGTCGCTCGAAAAGTATCGCCATGAGATGGGACTCCCGCAGTTAGCCGGCAAGCCTGCAGCAGCGAAGCAGCAGGAAGTCGTTACCACTGCGCCGGTAATCCCTAAACCATCCAAGATGCGGAATGTTCCGACCTACATCGACACAATCCGTTTCGACAGCCGGATCGAGGGAGCCTATTACCTGCAGCTTCTGAGCGAAACCAACACAGGCATCGTGTCCCACTTCTTTCGTCAGGTCCGCATGGAGTGTGGTGCTGGAGTCGGTTACGTCCTGGACTTCCTAGTGGTCTACACCGATGGGTCGCTGCAATACGTCGACGTTAAAGGCCACGTGACCCGAACCTACAAAAACAAGAAGAAGCAGATCGAGGATCGTTACCCGATCCAGATCAAAGAGGTTTATCGAAAAGACATATCAGCGTTTTACATCGCGTCAGCTAAGGCAATCAGTGAGATGGCGTTTTATCAAAAGCAAAAAGACTTAAAGGAACACCAGGCGATTACTCAACCTTACACTCAATGAGGGATGAATCTTTGAACGACGTGCCGACACCACTCGAGCAGACCACTGATCGTCTCATCCAGCAATGGCTGCGAGAGATTAACTACTCGGACGACTCCTATGGGGCCAATGGCTATGCCGGCGAAGCGCTGGCGATTACCGAGACGCGTAACCATCGATCGCGTTCACGATCGGGTAGAGACGAGGTTGGGAGTACTCGCGTTCATGCAACCGAGACCAGGGGAGGCCGGTCCAGCAAGATTTCTATAAGCATGTCGTCTATCCGCATGGAGGCAACGATGTCCAAGCTGCTGCGAGTTAATTCGCCAGCCTATACAGCGGTCTGTTTGCATTATGCGGGTGTCAGCTATCGCAACATCGCGCTTGAGTTACGCTGCAGTCATGAGTACGCACGTCGCTACAAGCAATCCGGATTCGATATGGTCTTGATGGACGTGGCTGAATTTCCTAGCGAATTCACAACATGACCCCTTGACGTGTCAACAGGTTTTATGCAAAAGTTGCCACAATTGCCAAAGCTAACAATCCGAAACCCGCTTCCTGCGGGTTTTTTTATGCCTGGGATAAAAGATGAGCGATGCTCTAAGAGAGATGTGGGTGCAAATAAGCGCCTATATTTGGTTCATCATGCTTGCCTGTTTCGGCGGACTGGCTAACTACCTCAGCAAAGTAAGAGCAAACAATCAGAAGTCTTTTAGTTTAGTCGAGCTGCTCGGCGAGTTTGTTCTGTCCGGATTCGCTGGTCTGATGACGGCTTTCTTCTGCATAGACGTGGGTTTCTCTTTTGAAATGACAGCAGCAGCTGCAGGCGTCGCTGGTCACATGGGCGGCAGAGGCGTGTATCTCATGGAGCAAGCATTGTTGTCGCGGCTACAACAGCAACCAAAACCCCGAAAAGACGAGGAAAGTTGAAATGAGACCCATTTATTTACTGTTAATGCTTGTTGCATTCGCTCTACCGACACAGGCACAGGAGTCCGATGTGTTTAATCCGATTCAGTTTAAGAACCACATCGTCGTGCCTACCCTGGACGCGATGAATGAAGTATTTCCAGGATCTAACAATCCTGCCGCCGTAAACCTGATGATCGGTATTGCCTACCACGAATCAAAGGGCGGCACGTATCTGCGCCAGGTTGGTAACAGCGGAGGCGTGGTGCTGGATGGTGGATTAGGCATCTATCAAGTCGAAGCCGAGACGCACACCAGTATCTATGAGCACTATTTGCGCTATGACGAGAACCGGATGGCATACGCCAAGTCGCTGCTGCCTGTTGGCGCTGTCAAACGAATAACGGTCGATGCGTATGAGCTAGACCACGAAGCGCTCGTGCGTGACCTTCAATACGCCACATTCGTCGCTAGAGTGCTGATCTATAAAAGCTCGTTCCATTGGCCAGAGGATCCCCGCGACGTTAGAGCCCTTGCCAAGATATGGGACGAAAAGTACAACCGCAATCCGAGGGCCGGACACGTCCACCAATACGTGAACGACTTTCCTCGCTCGGTGCTGGGATGAGCATATCCCTTGCCTTGGGGCTGCTGCAGTTCGCCCCTAAACTCGTCAGCCTGTTTGGTTCTGATAGCGGATCGAAAGTATCCGCTCTGGCTGAAACAGTCGCAAACGTCGCGAGGACGGTCACTGGCAAGGATGACCTGAGCGACGCGACTGAAGCACTAAAGGCGGATCCACAGCTCGCCTACCAGTTTCAAATAGCCGTCATGGAGAACGAGACGGTGCTCGAGCGGCTTGATGAGCAATCACGCCAGCGTGCCTCTGACCAGTATCAAAAGACCGGCCACAAGCAAGCAGACAAGATTGCTGATCATGTTGTTAAGTACAACCTCCCAACGATCGTGGGGCTTGTGGTGGCCAATGCTGGCGCTGTTTGGTTTCTCGGTGAGAAGGGTACGCTGATCGCTATTGTCTCCAACCTAATCGGTGTCGTTATAGGACAGCTGCTGCAGGAGCGGCAGTCGGTGATCTCGTTCTTCTTCGGCTCTAGCCTCGGCAGTAAGCAGAAGGGTGTGCAGCTAAAAGGTAAGGAGTAATCCGGTGACGTTCTCTGTTAAGCATGACCTCGATCGATTAGAGCGAAAGCTTTATGGCTTTGAGAAAACGCTGATGAAGAAGGCCGCACCGCAGGCGCTTAACCGCACGATGAAGACGGTCAACAGCAGGGTGGTTAAGGCTATCTCGTCGGAGACAAACATCAAGCAGAAGGATGTCAGGGCTAGCCTGGATATCAGTAAGGCGTCTGTCAGATCACTCCGGTCGATACTTAACTCTCGGCGAGGCAAGGCGAGGAACCTTATTCACTTTGTTAGTCCATCACAGCGTAACGTGCACACATTCCGTAAGCGTGTGAAGAAGGGCTTTAAGTACCCAGGCGTTAAGGCCAAAGCCTGGGGTAAGTCCAAGGTATATGAAGGCACGTTCATTGGTGTAGGTCGAGGCGGTAACATGCGCGTGTTCAGACGTACCAGCGCAGCCAGGCTACCGATCGAGAGTGTGTATGGCCCATCGCCGCGCCGGATGTTTGACTCACCAAAGATCGTTCGAGTGATGAAAATTGCGGTGGCAGAAAGGTTTCCAATTGAGCTCAATGCCGCAATTAACAACCAAATCAGACGAATGAAATGACCACTGTCACGAGCACTATCAAATGACTGCTAGGACACTGACAGTTGCATTGGCGGATCTTGCATTGGCGGACGCTGAAGGGTTAAACGTCGAGGTCGCGCTAGTCTCTGCCGACCACACTGCTTCGAAAACCATCGTCGCGAGCATTGTCACCGCCACCACTAATGCCAGTGGTATCGCGACATTCCAGCTCCAGCCTAATTCGACTGGCACCCAGGACTCGCGGTATCGCGTTCGAGTTCACTCAAAGCGAGGCGAGGTGGTCGTTGATGAACTGATTCAGATGCAGGATCAGGATGCCACTTTAAATTCATTGGTGTCGGCGGTCGCGGTCGAGACACCAGGCGCATCTGCGATCAATGCGGCTGCTGCTGCTACCAGTGCAAGTGAGGCGAGCGCGTCTGCTGCATTAACAGAGGCTGACGCTGCCGCCACCGCCGCTGACGTTCTTCTGACTAACGCAGACGCAGCATCAACCGCTGCCGATGTGATTACAACAAACGCGGATGTGGTGCTGACTAACGCAGACGCAGCGTCAACTGCGGCCGATGTGATTACGACCAATGCGGATGCCATTGCTACCGCAGCAGACGCAGTATCAACCGCGGCGGATCTTGCGCTGACTAACGCTGACGTCGTGGAGACAAATGCGGATGTCTTGCTGACTAACGCAGACGCGGTATCAACCGCAGCGGATGTTGTTCTAGCGGCTGAGTCCGAAGCTGCAGCAGCTGCTTCATGGGCCAATATCGAAGCGCAGGTGACGATACCCTTTGTTCAAATGGCAACGTCGTTGCTGAATCAAAATGAGCGATTCGTCGCAGAACACGGGTTTGAAGAATGACTATAGAAACAGAGGTAGCAGCACTAACAACAGCCGCCGATGCGCTGACTGAATCGGTTAACGAGAAGAAGGCCACTCTGGATGCGTCCACGACTGCGGCATCAAACTCTGCGTCTGCTTCGGCAACGTCAGCGGCTGAGGCCCTGGCTAGTAAGAATTTAGCCGATACCGCAAAGTCGGCTGCTGAGACTGCACAGTCTGGCGCTGAGACTGCTGAATCGAACGCAGTAGCAGTCGTTACCGGTGGCACGGCTACGCTCACCCCTGAAGCTGGCAAGATCCCTCTGGCTGGTGCTGACGGCAAGATTGCCAACGCTTGGCTTAAACAAGAACTTGATGCGATTGATGCGTCTATTGCCGATACTGCGGTTGACGTTTTTATTTACGACACAACCAAAGACTCAGACGGCGGTGCATGGAGAAAACGATGCCAGGGTAAGAGTTGGTACAACGAGACTCTGGGTACTGCAACTCGCGGCAGTCGTCGGGAGTTTCCTGCGGTGGCAATTATTGTAGTAGAGGCTGCCAGGGTAACTATCTACGACGGTGACGATGAAACTATGCCGATGTGGCTGGTATTTGTGGCAGGTGCTGGAGCATCATTATCAAGGGCTGCATACCATCTAGATGGTTACGCCCTACCAGTAAAGTGTGCCGCGATGCTTAATGGAAAGCTCGCTGTAGGCCTCACTAATACGGTTCCTTACAGCAAGCCACTGTCAGTTATTGATTTCCTCTCCGACAGCCATTTAGGGTACTCAGTAGTTTCGGACAGTGTGCATAATATTGCCAACCGACACACATGGAACTCAAGTGATAATTTTAAGTCCACTAGCCATGATCTAATGGTCGCCGCACCTTCCACAGTCAACGATGTAGCCATGACCGTCTTACCCAATGCGCCTATTGATAACGAAACAGGTTTGCCTATTCCCACGATTGCGGTTGCTACCAATGGTGGTGTATCGATAATCAAACATGATGGCAGTGTTGTTGACATTGTGCATACCGCAGGGGGGCAAGATGACGCCACACATGTATGGTTTGTAGGTGAGGATATTGGGTATGTACAGGACACTTTCGGCGCTCGTTTTGCCTTGATATCCGCTATGCCTGATGCAGACCTCGCCCTATCCGCCGCCTACTATGGGACAGTGTTTACTAGAGCTAGGAACTATTTTACCGCCTACCATTGGGCATACGGAGGAAACCTTTGGCTACACGATGGTTTAGGTAAAACTATAGAAGCAGTCGCTTTTCCTGCATTTGGTTTATCAGATGGTGTATCGATAGTTGATGAAAATATAGAAGCGCCCTCGGAGGGCATGGCTGTTCAAATTAATACAGACTACAACACCGGCTGGATGGTAGGCGACATCAAACTCGCAGCACTATCAAGCAACGTAGCTGAGTCGTTGGTCGGTGGCGAACTGGTTACTAACGGTGATTTTGCTGATGACATTATTGGCTGGACGGATATAAGTGAGGGTACAGGGTCTACGTCATGGGGCGCGACAGGTATCATAAAACTGACCACAGGGGTAGACACTGCTAATGAAGGTATGACCTACCAGGAAGTTCCTACAGTTATTGGTAAGTCTTACACCATTACAGTTTCCGGTAAGGTTGGAGTTAGTATTGTTCAAGTCGGGACTGCTAGCACTAATAACTCATATTTCCAGAGCGCTAACGACGATGATGATGTTAGCTACACATTTACAGCCGCTGCCGCTTCTGTTTTTGTAACCCTAAGAAACTTAAGCAATACGAACAATACATCAAGCATCTCATTTTTATCTGTCCGCCTTGTCGACCCTGACCGCTCAGTCAACGCCAATGGCCTAGCAGTACACGGCACGATCACGAAAGCTGCTGTGGCTACTGGTGCTGATCTGATGGGTTACTCTGGTTTCAGTGCAAGCAACTACCTTGAGCAGCCTTACAATAGTGATCTTGATTTTGGGACGGGTGATTTCTGTTACATGGGGTGGTTTGTTGATTTTGGTGGAGCAAGCGCAGTCTCTGGTACAGGGTTTATCAGCAGAGGTATTACTGATGCTGGTGGCGCTAGATTCATGCCCCGATTGAATAGTGATGAAACGATAACCTTGTATACAGAAAGCGGTTCCACTGCATGGGCATCACCCATTCCTCTTGGCAACACATTTATCTGCTTCGTGAGAAAAGATGGTGTGATGTACCAGTATATTAATGGGGTTCTTAAGCAGACTACGGCGTTGGCTGATAGCTTTACTCTCGATTCTGCTGTACTCCGAGTCGGTAAAGCTCTAACTGGCTGGGCTGAGTTTCCTGATGGTTTGGCGCTTTGGCGGGCTAGTGCTACAGCCCCCTCAGCAGATCAGATCGCCAAGATATATCGCGATGAGCTACCACTCTTTCAAGAAAACGCACAAGCAACCTTGTACGGTTCATCTGATTCTGTAACAGCACTGGCTTATGACGAGGACACTGAATTGCTTCATGTAGGTACGTCAGCAGGCCGCTCAGTGTTTGATGGTTTACAGCGAGTAGACAATACAACGGTCGCTGTGACGACAGCTATAGCAGCCAGTGATGGCATGGTGGTGGAGCAATAATATGACTGTCTTGGTAAGCAAACCAGTAATCAATATCCGTGAGAAGTTAACTGCTCTTAAAGCCCAATGTGGTTATGAGGAGCAGCAGTTTTACTTTGATAACCTACTAACAAATGGGGGTTTTGATTCAGACACGATCTGGACAAAGGGTACAGATTGGACTATTGCGTCAGGCGTGGCGACAAAGGCAGCGGGTGCTGTAGCGCAACTGACTCAACCAAGTGTCGCTATTATTGGGGTTAATTACCGATCTACCTACACGCTATCAAATTATACTGGGTCTGGTTCATTCAGGGCGCGTCTAGGATCTGGCTCAGTCGGTCAAAGTGTGGCAGCGAATGGCACTTATATTGATGAGATACCTGCGGCTCATGTTGATTATGCCATTCAAGCAGTGAACAGCAGCTGTGGCGCAAACATAGATGACACGTCGCTATTTTTGTCAGATGGTACCGATGTCGTTCACTACCTCCCGAGAGGCTGGCTACCAACTCAAGTATTCGTCGATGGCCTGCTCCTTCGAGAGGGTGTCAGCGACGATTACACCGTCCATAGCAATGGCTTCGATACTTGGATTAAACCCGCTGTAGCACCTACCGCTGCAACACAGACCTGCATCATTGGAGTACGCGCATGAACTTTATAGCGAAGGGTGATGTGCCTATGTCCGGTGAGCAATTGAACCGGCGTACTCAGGCTTATATCAATCGTGATTGGCCAGAGTGGAAGCGCGAGCGATCTATTAGACTGGCTGATGGTAAATTCGATACCTACATGGTTGGCATCAGTGCTAACGATGATGCTAATAGAGCAGCCAACTCATTCAATGGGAGTCTCGTTGCCTACAAGAACGCAGTCGCTCGCCTTGAGCGCTATGTGTTGGCTGAGGGTCAGGATGAACTGATCGAGGACATCCCGACTGGTGAGCAAGAGTTTGATGAGGTGTCAGGGCAGATGGTCGATGTAACTCTCGCCACTGTCACCAAACAATTCATTGAACCGCTGCCGGCCACTGTCGAGGACACCACCTACGACGAGAACGGTGATCCCGTTGTATCTACTATTTATAAACGACTCATTGTCCAGGACGCCGCTGAGCGTCTGAGCGCACAAGCGACTATCAATTCGACAAACCAAGAGGTTATTGACTGGGTTGCGGCTGAGAGTGCGTAAACAGCTAGGAGAGAATAATGTCGCTATCTGTTGCTAACATCACGAGCTATCCGCGCATCACTCCACTGAAGGCTCTGGTTTATATTGGTAAGACGAACACCATCGAGCTGTCTGTTGACCGAGTTTATCCGGCGTCTCTCGCTGCAGTACAGGAGAAGTGGGCAGGGGTAACGCGAATGGTTCTTCATGTTGTGAGTCTAAGCAATGCAGGAGCCGCATCAGAGCTAATAGCGACAGCGGATACCGACGCTGACCCAGCGCTGATTGACTATAGTGAGGATGGTTTGTTGGGCTTGAATCTAGGCGGACTATTAACACTGGCCGGAGGAGTGATTCCAGAGGGTGAGTATCTAATGCGGCTCACCAAGTACAGCGGCTCAGTTCAGCATCAGATACTCCACGAGCAGACTCAGATCGCCAGGCTTCAATTCGTGAACGTAGATGAAGTCGGTTAAGCAAGCGATGCATGCCCTAAAAGGTACTCCCGGCGGGGTCTCCTTACGGGTGCGCGGCAGCGCAGAGTCTCGCTATTTATGAGAATTCTGTAGTTAAGGTTGTACTGTACGATTATCCCGAGAGCAATTTGTTGTAACGCCAATGCCAAAAAAGCCAGCCAAGCCAGAGAAACACTGGATAAACCGCAAGACTATGGTTGCCTCGTTAGGGATTTCTGGCGCAGCTTTTGATAAATGGAAGGTACAACCAATAGAGCGGATAGGCCGAGAGGCATTTTTTACAGTTCAGGACGTTTTAAAGAACCGAATGGACCACAAATTGGCGCAGCTCGAATCCCGGAAAACCCCGATTGACGACGCTGACGGCGAAAAAATCAATCCTCTTTTGGAAAAGTCAAAGCTCGACCGTGAGAAGAGAATCGGGCAAGAACTTAAAAACGACACGACGAAAGGGAATCTTTTCCCATTGTCTGCCGGTCGCTATGTCTTCTCTCGGATCGGCGCGGAGATGGCGGCAGTACTAGAGTCGCTACCGGCCAAGATAAAGAGAGTCATGCCCAAAGTGACAGCGACTCAAATCAACGAGGTTAAAAAGGAAATTGCTAAAGCAAGAAACTCATGTGTCGACATTCCCGATCGGCTCGATGAGTTCCTTGAAGAGTATTACGCCGAGACAGAGAAATAATTTAAAGGAGTTCGTCAAAAGCGCGTTAGTAGCGACGCTTAGAACACCGGAACCACTGACTGTGTCGGAGTGGGCAGACAAGAACTTTTATCTCTCTGCTGAGTCCGCGTACATCGAAGGCGATTGGGAGACGATGCCTTATCAGGTTGCCCCTTTAAATTCGATGGGAAACGACGACATCAAGGTTGTGAACCTTGTTAAGTCGGCTCGTGTTGGTTACACGAAAATGATTTTGGCGTTCATCGCTTATGCCATAGAACACAAGAAGCGGAACGGGATGGTCTGGCAGCCCTCTGATGATGCTAGAGATGATTTCACGAAGCAGCATGTGGATCCAATGATTCGCGATGTCTCTTGCATGCGTCGTCTTTTCCCGTACATCGACAAGAAAAGTAAATTCAATACACTTGACTACAAGCTGTTCAGGAATAGCAGACAGCTGTTTTTGAAGGGTGGTAAGTCTGGGAAAAACTATCGTGAGAAGTCTGTAGATTTCGGCATCTATGACGAGCTATCGAGCTTCGACGCCGATATCGACCGAGAAGGCGACGCGGTAACGCTTGGAGATGTTCGGATGTCAGGGGCCGCGTTTCCAAAATCGATACGAGGATCTACACCAAAAGAAGCTGGTACCTGCCAGATCACGAAGGCGGCAGACGACGCGGATGAGCATTTCCACCGCTACTACCCTTGTCCTCACTGTGGGGAAAAGCAGGTACTACGCTGGGGTGGTCCAAATGCAAGCTTTGGCATTAAGTACGACGACGATGATCCGGATTCAGCGGCTTATCTTTGCGAGCACTGCGGCTCGCTGATTGATAACGACGCGATGCCAGCAATGGACCGCGAGGCAGTTTGGATATCAGACAACGGTGTAAGCACGATCGATGGCATCGTGTTCTATGACGCAGCGGGGAAGCACGTAACAGCTCCTGAGTCGGTAGCCTGGCACATGTGGGCAGCCTTCTGCGCTCCCGGCGGAAAGAACTGGCGACAGATAGTCGCTGATTTCATTAGAGCAAAAAAAGACCCGATCAAACTTAAAGCGTGGGTGAACACATGCTTAGGTGAGGTATGGGAAGAAGAATCAGACAAAACGGATCCACATCACCTCTATATGCGACGAGAACACTACCCGAACGGCAAGGTGCCAGCGAAATGCGGACTCCTTCTTTTTGGTGGTGACACGCAAGACGATCGTGTCGAGATAAGTGTTTGGGGATTCGGTATCGAGCGCGAGTCATGGCTGATCGAGCACGAGATATTTTACGGCGACCCCGGACGTCCCGAATTATGGAATCAGGTCGAGCAGTACATAACGCTCGGCAGCTGGGAGCATGAGTCCGGAGCGATGCTGCGGGTACGAGGCGGTGGTCTAGATACCGGCGGTCACTTTACCGGCATGGCTTATAAATTCTGCAAGAAAAATCAGACCAGAAACTTCCTCGCGCTGAAAGGCTCGAATCAGTTGTCGGCGCCTCTGACGAGCCGGCCAAGTCGGAACAACGCGGAGCGGGTGCGGCTTTTCTCGATCGGAACCAACGAAGCGAAAGACCTCATCTATGGTTGCTTAAAAATCGAAGAGCCTGGTCCTGGATACGTTCACTTTCCAGTAGCGGTCGAAGCGGAAGAGTACTCCGCTGATGACGAGTACTTCGCACAGTTGACCGGCGAGAAGAAGGTCACCGAATACAGGTCAGGCCGACCCATTAAAAAATACAAAGCATTCAGACCCCGAGTGGAGGCTCTGGATTGCTACGTTTATGCGCTAGCGGCGCACGAGATTTTGAAATTTAACGTAAGGGTTCTGCTCCGCGACCTAACTCCTGGTCCCGACGGATCACCACCGCCAGCCTCAAGGCCGGCGAGAAAGAAAGCCACTATCCAACGCGATAACAGCGGCTGGATGGATCGTTACAAGAAATAACCGAAGGGATATCCAATGTCAGCGACTATTACTCTTGCCTCGGTACAAGCCGAGCTGCAGGTATGGCTCGATGCCCGTACTAAAGCAGCGAAAGGCCAGTCTATTTCGATCGGCGGTCGAAGCCTATCAACGCAGGATCTGAAAGAGATCGACGCAATGGTTAATAAATTGTCGCGTCAGGAAACAAAACTGCTAACACAACAGCAGTCCGGCAGTACTCGTAAAACGCTCGGGTCACTGGCGCGGTTTAGCTGATGGTCTCTTACTCAAAACTGCTGGCGATGGTTGCGCCGGAATATGCGATGCGTCGCGTCCAAGCGCTGCGAGTCACGGCTGCTTATGAGAGTGCCAAGCCTGGACGGACGCATAAAGTAAAACGCGAATCGCGTGGCGCTAATGCTGCGTCAACCGAGTCCGGAGATTCACTCCGCCAGCAAGGGCGTTACCTCGAGCAGAACAACGATATCGCAAAAGGCGCTCTCGACATTCTGGTCAACAGAACGGTCGGCATGGGCATCATTCCAGAGTTCATGGTCGAGAAAAAGAACGGGGATCTGTACGACGAAGTCAACGAGCAACTCGCTGAGCTTTACGAGGATTGGACGCGCCGCTCCGAAGTTACATGGCGCGATGACGAGACGTCCGCTCAGAGACTCGGCGCTCGGACATTCTTCCGCGATGGCGAAGTATTCGCTCAGCATCTAATAGGGCCGACACGTGGCTTAACTCATGGCACCGAGGTTCCTTACAGCTACGAGCTGATCGAACCAGACATGCTGCCTATGCATAACCACAACGAATCGAAACGGATTGTGTCGTCGATCGAGATGAATGGATGGGGCAGACCTGTCCGTTATCACGTACTAAAAACACAGCCCGAGAGCATTGCGCGAGTCGGGCGCCTGGTACCGTCGTCCGATGAGACGCGAGCGATCGCATCGGCTCGTATGAGTCACCTCTCTATCCGTAATCGGATCCGACAGGTACGTGGCGTCTCTGTATTCGCATCTGTATTGAAACGACTCTCGGACATTGACGAGATTGATGAGACAGAACGAGTCGCTGCCAGAATCGCGGCTGCGGTGGCGCTGATTATCACAAAAGGTGATCCGTCGCTTTACCAGGCTCCGGATCCTGATGACGAAAATGCAAACCAGCGTGAGCTGGATATTAATCCGGGAACCATTGTCGACGACTTACTGCCTGGTGAAGATGTTAAGTCGTTCGTTTCTAACCGACCCAACAATCAGCTGATCCCATTCAAAGAGTCGCAGTTTAAATCTGCGGCGGCAGGTCTTGGTGTCGGCGCGAGCTCGCTCGGCAAGAATTACAACGGCAATTATTCAAGCCAGCGTCAGGAGCTGGTTGAGCAGCACGACCACTATGGCGTGATGTGGAAATACATCGTCGAAAGAATGGAGCGGGACAAGGTCGAGAATTTTGTCCGAGCCGCAATGATGATGCGCAACGGTGTGGTCTTGCCTGACGATGCCAATGCTGCGTCGTTGTATCGGATCCATTTTAGCCGACCAGCGATGCCATGGATTCAGCCGCTTCAAGAAGCCAAAGCCTGGGCGACGCTGACCGAAAACAAATTCGAAAGCACCAGCGGGATTATCCGAAGTCGTGGTGCAAGTCCGCGACAAGTTAGAAAGCAAATTGAACGCGAAGAACGGCAATCACAGGAGCCTAAGACAAATGAAGAAGATTAAAGTCACCAACCTAGCCAAGTCGCGCGAGATCAAGAGCGGCTGGTTTTCCATGGTAGCGACCAAAGCTACTGCCGAGGCACAGGGATTCGATCACGTCGCGCTGCACATATTCGGCGAGATTGGCTGGGAAGTAACGGCCGCGGAATTCATCCAGCAATTGGAAGCACTCGGCGACGTTGAAACGATCGAAGTCGAAGTCGGTTCGGTTGGCGGTAACGTGTGGGAAGGTCTCGCGATTTATAACGCGCTGATCACTCACAAAGCAAAAATCTCCATGCTGGTCACATCGCTGGCTGCCTCTATGGCATCTGTCATTGTGCAAGCAGCTGCGCCAGGCGAATTGAGAATGATGCAGTCATCGATGCAGATGATTCATAACCCGGCGACTGGTGTGTGGGGTGATCAGCACGACCACGAGAAAGCTGCTGAGGCGCTCGGCAAGATCCGAGAAGCATTGGTCGGTGCCTATATGCGGCGTTTCACTGGTACCGAAGAAGAACTCATCACGATGCTGGACCAAGAGACCTGGCTTACCGCAGAGGATTGCGTGGCTAATGGTCTGGCTGACGAGGTCGTTGACGTCGAACTGGAGATTGCCGCCTGTTTAACAACAGAGGCGATCACCAAGGTTTACGACAATGCGCCCAAGGAATTTCTTGCATTGATTGAAGGCTCAGCGCCGGAAGGTCAGGACGAGGATAACGCTGCTTCGGCAGTTCGAATGCAACTGGTGCACGACACCATTGCAAAACACAAACAGTCGGCAGCCGCCGACGACAATTCACAGGATGATTTAGATATGACTGAAGAAGAAAAAGCGGCGGCTGCGAAAGCCGAGCGACAGGTAGAAGCCAAGCGTCAGAGCGATATTCGCGCTGCCTTCAAGCTTCATAATATCAATGGCACGATGGATGTCTTGATGGAATCATGCATCGCTGATATCGATTGTGCGATCGCTGATGTAAATGCAAAAATCCTAGCCGAATTGGGAAAAGGCAGTCTGCCAGCCGGCGGCGCCGCTCATGTGGTTGAGGATTCAATCGATAACTTTCGCGCAGGTGTTGGCGAAGCAATCGAGATGCGAATGGGCGTCAAGAAAGTCGATCATTCCAACGAGTTCGTCAGCACGTCTCTAATCGAAATGTGCAAGCGAAGTGCCACCATGCGCGGCATTGATATCGCTGGATTGAATCGGGACAAGATTGTAGCCGTTGGTTTGCAGCCTGGTTCTGACTTTCCCGGAATCCTTGAGAACATCGTAGGCAAAGAAGTGCTGCGTGGATACCAGGAAACTCCGGAGATCTATTCGACTCTCGCGCGTATCGGCACACTGCCCGACTTCAAAGCATCCAGCCGAACAGGTTTGGGAGCCGCGCCTTCGCTACCCGCGAATAGTGAGCTGCAGGAGGTTGAAACGATCACCGTTGCCGACCGGAAGCAGTCCATTCAACTGGCTACCTATGCGGCTCGCATTGGTCTTAGTCGTCAGGCGATCATTAATGATGATTTGGGAGAGTTCTCTCGAATGATTATGAAGGTCGGTCAAGCGGCTCGCCGCACTGTTGGTGACCAGTTCGCCAATGTGTTTACACAGCACGCTGACGGCCAGCTGCTAGATGAAGGCGCTGCTCGTATCTTTGATGCGGCTCGTACTAATACCGGCACCGGTGGCGTACCAACCACTGCCTCGTTCGCGCAAATGCGAACCTTAATGATGACTCAGTCGGATGTAGGCGGTAACGCGACCAACCTGAACATCAATCCTCGCTACATTCTTTGCCCCGTCGCATTAGAAGGTCAGTGCCAGGTCGTTGCTCAGAGCGAGAAAGAAGTGCTCGCGGCTAAAACAGCAACGACGCCAAACACTGAGCGAGGTCGTTGGGAGATTCTCATGGACTCTCGTTTGGATACGGCGAACGCTGCTCGTTATTACGCACTCGGCGATCCTAACGTCTATGACACGATCGAGGTCGCGTTCTTGGATGGTCTGGACGAGCCGCAGATACAAGAAGTTGATATCTACGATCCAATGGGCGTGTATTGGGTTGGCTGGATTGACTGTGTCGCACAGGCATTGGACTTCCGAGCAATGGCAATAAACGACGGCTCTTAATAGCGAGCAGCCAAAAAACTTAACCCCCCCCAACGTATCAAGTGCGAGTCGCTAATGGCTCGCACCGCTGATCGTTTTTTTTAGGATATTGAAGTCATGACTAAGATTCGTGAAGGCAATAGCATCGTTCATACTGCTGGTGGTTCTGCCATCGCTAAAAACGATGTGGTTGTCATAGGTAACTTAATCGGCATCGCAGCCGAGGCTATTGCAGCCAACGGGACTGGTGTGGTGCATCTTGAAGGTGTATTCGCTGGTGTACCTAAAGTGTCGGCAGCTGTGTTTGTTGTTGGTGAAAAACTGATCTACGACGTCTCTGCAAGTGCGTTCGACGATAGTTCAGCAACTCCGGCAACCGGCGACGTGACCGGCGGAGCAGTCGCTATGGTGGCTGGTTTAAATGCGGTGACAACTTGCACCATTAAGTTGACTCCTGGCAATACGGTCGTCACCTAAAAGTGACGTTTCGTAGCGATGCAATTCTGGCCACCGAGGACATCATCGATGCCCTTGGTGAGCCAGTATTATTTCAATCGAAGTCCGGCACATCAAAGACGATCACCGCTGTATTCGAGCGAGAATACTTTGATCTAGCGTATGGCAGCGGAGTATCAAGTTCGCAACCAGTGTTGAGTGCGAAGTCCTCGGACGGTCCTTTTAAAGAATACGATTTGTTCCTGGTCGACAATCAAGAGTATCGAGCTGTAAACCTCGACCGAGATGCGGACGGACAGACAAGGATAGGTCTCGAAAAGAATGGGTAATAAACACCGAGCAGAGCAATTGATCGACGCGATCATAGACAATATCGGCACAACCACCGCAGCAGGCGAACACGTCTACTCATGGGCTGCCAGATCATTACCCAACGAGCCATATTTAATTGAAATTCAATCCGGTGCTGACGACATTGAGTCGATTGCGATAAACACGATTGACTCCTGGTTGACGGTCTTTGTTGATCTGCACACCAATGGACAGCAGCCAGTTCCCAGGGAACGTGGTGCGCTTCCTGCTTACAAAGAAAACCTGTTTCTCCTGAGGAAAGATGTGCACATAGAGATTATGCGCGATATCACTCAGGGTCTTGGCTTCGTTATCGACACGAAACCCGCAGGAGCTTTAGAGCCACAACTTAACGGCGACGGTGAAAGTGTCGCAGCATTTATGCGAACTGTATGGCAAATAAAATACAGAAGTTCAATCAATGATCCCAGTCAGTAAACAGGAGTTCCAATCATGCAAAACAAATTAACTTTCCTATCGCGGAAGGGTGGAACTCGCGTGTTCGAAAACGATCACGATCGCCTGGTAGACGATATCGTCAATGCTATTTCATCAGTCTCGATGACGAGATACACCACCAGCGATAAGCCGCGAGTGGACGACCTTGAGCAGCTGCTCGGCGAACAAATCACGGAAGGCCAGCGCGATGAGGCGCTAAAAATATTCCACATCAGGAACGGTGACGGCGAGAAGATCCGCTCGATAGATCCTGAGCCGGCTCTATCACCATCGACTGATTCAACAGGGGATCAAAATGAAACTGACTAAGCAAGAAGGCATTCTCGTCAAACTGGAAACCACACCAGGCACTGACCCCACACCCACCGCGGCTGATGATTCGGTGATGGTTGAAGATATCGGCTGGTCGTTTGCTGGCGCACGTATGGTCGATCGCAGCGCTGTCAAAAGCACTCTAGGTCAACTGAAACCAGTCTTTGCCGGCACACTTATGGAAATGACCTTCAAGTGTGAGTTAAAAGGATCCGGCACGGCTGGCACAGCGCCAGAGGTTGGCGCTCTTCTGCAGGCTTGCGGTTGTGGCGAGACGATCGTTGCAAGTACCAGCGTGACCTATGCAGGGGTCTCCACCGGACACAAGTATGTGACCATCTATTACTACGAGGATGGCAGCATTTACGAAATGAACGGTTGCCAGGGCGATATGGAGATTACTTACGAGGCTGGCGGCATTCCAATGCTGAACTTCACAATGACCGGTCACCTGGTTGGTCCGATCGATGGTTCTCTGGTGACGTTCGTCTTTGACTCAACCGTCCCAGTGCCGTTCATAGACGCATCATTCGCCACCGGCGGCTTTGCCTCAGTGATCGAGAATCTTTCATTCTCGCTAGGCAACAAGATCGTGACACCGTCGGATCCGAACAATGCCGACGGCTATGGCCAATTGGCTATTGTCGATCGCGAGTACACCGGTTCTTTCGATCCACAGGCGACACTGATCGCTACTGATGATCCTATCGGTGACTGGAAGGGCGGCGTGTCTAAGGCGATCGCAACGGGAGCGCTGGGATCTACCGGAGGCAACATATCATCCCTATCCCTCCCGACTTGTTATTACCGAGAACTCGGCCCAGGCGATCGGGACGGCATTCGAACATTCGACATCGGCTTTATGGCCGCCGGTGACGACTCCGCATTTTCACTCGCATTCACATAAGAGACACCCGGTATGGCAATGAAGTTAGCAGGAGGGCTGGTTGAAGGTTGGTACACGCTGAGAGCCGAGCAAGACTCAGAAAACCCCGACGAAAAGCCCACTCGTTTCAAATTGAAGCCACTGACACAGATCGAACTGCTAGAAGTTATGAGCGAGGGCGATTCTCTTTCAGATGGATCCTTTGTTCCTAACCACACCGGCCGCTTAATATTGTTGCGTCGCGGCCTGGTTGGTTGGGATGAGGTCTATGACTCAAACGGCGAAAAGAAAGAATTCTCGAAGTCCGAAGCCAACAACTTGCCGGCACAGGTACTGGGCGAGATAGCCAACGAGATCATCCTTCGATCAGTTCTGACCGAAGAAGAAAAAAAAAGCTAGGCATCACTTACACGGTTGTCGCTAACCGTAACGACTTCGATTGCAAACGATGCAAGTGGAATCGTCATTGCGACAGCAGTAATCCGGCTCCTATGAAACAGTGGAAGATACCGGCTCTCAACATTGAGTCGGATATCTGTCTACTGCCAATGGTGGACGAGCAGTCCGCATTCTTTTTGCGTTTACACGTTCACTACCGAAACCGAATCCTGTTCACCGAAGGCGGACTCACGTCCCAGCCTAATCGCTATCTTGAGGCGATGGAGCAGGTCGAGCAACTGATAGGCATGAATCATGGCTGACGAGTACAAGTTCATAATCACCGGCAAAGACGCCACTAAGCGCGCGTTTGCCTCGATTAGACAGAACCTCGGCAGTGTTCGCGCTGGCGTCAACTCCACACAACTGAAAGTCGCTGCGCTTGCCGGGGCTGCAGGACTGGGTGCGTTAATTAACAATTCCCTAAAGGGCGGTGACGCGCTGGGCAAGTTTGCCGATCGCGTGGGCGCAACCACCGAAGGTCTAGCCGGCCTGCAGTTGATTACTGAATTAAATGGCGAGTCGTCCGAGTCGCTATCCAAATCCCTCGAGAAGATGAACCGTGGCGTCGGTGAGGCGCAGCGTGGAATCGGTACTGCTCTCCCAGCATTCGAGCAACTTGGCCTCAGCGTCGACGAACTCGCCAAAATGCCAGCAGACGAGCGATTCATCAAGATCGGTGACGCCATCGGCAGACTAGACGACGAAACGCTCCAAGCGTCCCTATCAGCTGACATCTTCGGCCGTTCCGGTGTTCGGTTAATCAACACCTTCGAGCAGGGTGAAGAAGCAATGCGTGGTGCTACCCAGCAGGCTATCGACCTGGGTATAGCCATGAGCCGAACTGATGCTGCAAAGATTGAAGCCGCCAACGATGCCATGCTGCTCGCCAGCAAGCGCGTCGAGGGTATCGGCAACCAAGTCACTGTCGCTGTCGCGCCTATCATTGCTGAATTGGCTGATCAGTTCACTGCAGCCGGATTCTCGGCTGACGAAATGACGGACATCATCAACCGTGGTCTCGATATAAGTACCGGTGTGGTTGGCACCTTTGCGGACGGCATACATGGCATCAATGTACTGTTCAAGCTCGGCGAAGTAGCTGGACGTGGATTAGGTACCGCTGTGGTCGGTAGTCTTAACTTCGCGCAGAACAAAGCCTTCGAATTCTATAACTCCATCAAGAGTTTCATCCTCGAGCCGCTGCAGGACGTCCTAGAACTGGCCGCACCTTTCTCCGATCGCGCAGCTAATGCGCTGCAAAGCGTCAATGCTGCGCTGGTGGACATAAAGCCACCGGCTGGACTTGGCGAAATGTTCGATGAGATGAATGCTGGCTTTCAACAGGCCAAGCAAGAATTAAACGACCTGGTGCTGGAACAGATACCGAGCCAGATCATCGGGGAGAAGCTGCAAGCGGTTCTCGACGGAGCCCAGGCTAAAGCAGAAGAGATTGCCGCCAAGGCACAACTCCGACTCGATAAACCTGATCTTGGTGAAGATACTGGCGGCATCGATGTTACCGAGCAAGAGCGCACCCAGGCGAAGTTGGACCGTCTGAATGAAAACTACGCCACCGAGCTCGAGCTGCTTCGCGGAAAGCTACTAACTGAGCAGACTATCCTGGCCGAATCCCATCAGCAGAACCTGCTTACCGAAGACCGTTTTAATGCGCTGAATCTACGCGCCGCCAAAAAATACGAACTGGCCAAGACTAACCTTGAAGAGAAGAGCGCTGCCGATCGTCGCAGTAAGCTGTTTGGCAGTCTGACAACGATCTCTGGAGCTTTCGGCGGTCAAAGCAAGAAGATGTTCAAGCTGCAGAAGAACCTGGCACTTGCTGAGGCTGCCGTGTCGCTCCCATCTGCAGTGTTGAGTTCGTACAAAAATGCCGGCGGCTTTCCGTTGGGCATTCCTGCGGCCGCGGCTATGGCGGCAACTGGTCTCGCACAGATCGCACAGATTAAAAGCTCATCCCTCGGATCTGGTGGCGGTGGTTCGATATCGGTCGGTGGCAGCGGCGCTGTGGGCGGTAATGTTGGCACCGCGGCGGGTGTTGTGGCTGCAGGGACGTCTCTCGTCGACAGTCTTTCAGGCTTTCAATCCGACAGTGGTCAAAAACAGGAATCTAAACCAGATATCCATTTTCACTTCCCTGACGGCTTGGTGGTCGGATCCGATGCCGAGCGTAACCTGGCAGACATGCGTCGGCTCATTGTGGAAGAAGACTTTCAGCTGATACCTCCAGGCTCTCGTAACGGCATCGATCTGGCTGCAGGCGGAGTTGCCTAATGGGCTATATCAATTACACACCGACCCGATCGTTGATCGGTAGTAGCGACGGCAAGCTGCATCCAGTATTCCAGCGGTACGCCACCAAGCATCGCGATAAAGTCGAGACCAGCGAATCTTTGAATGGCGCCAGTGTTGAAACCAGTTACCTGGGTCGTGTGAAACGATACGAGCTCATCACTGACCCTATCGATCTAAGTGACTGGCCTATGTGGGAAGAGTTCTGGCATTCCGTCGCCGGTGGCGCGAGCTTTACCCTGGACGCTGCCGGCACCGAGGGATCTCCGAATAATGCCATCACCGTGAAGTTTGTTCCGAATACGTGGAAAGAGAACGACCCTGGACCCAGGCACCGGGTTTATCAGTTCGAAGTGAGGGTCGTATAACTCGTGAGACAGAATAGCGACAACTACAACAACTATGCCCTGAAGTCGGAGCGAGAGCTCCGCCTGGTTGTATCGATCGAGTTTAGTGGGACCACGTACTACTTCACATCGCACGACGATATCGATACACCTGAAGCTTCAACGATTCACGAGTCGTTGAAGAACGTGAACGCCAAGACGCAGCGGTATCTACCTGAACAAGCACGCTCGGAGATCGGCCGGTTAAAGTTTAGCCTGCTCGATGTGGGTGAGGCTGTCTCAGATCTGTTGAACGACGAGCAATACAACAATGACGAGGGACCACTGCACAGAAAAGTCGTTCTATATCGTGGTTTCTACAATCTGGCCTGGTCCGATTACCGGGTAGAGATGACTCAGCTGATCGATTCGAAAATCAGTTTCGAGAAAAACGTCTATGACTTCTCCTGTTCTGACAAGCAAAGCCAGCTTAAGAAAAATATATTTAACTTCCCCTCTACGCGCCTGAGTGCCGGTGTAACGGCCGAAGCAACAACCTTAAGCGTCTACACCACGGAAGGCTTTGACGTCGTGCCCCAGGGGACTAGCTATTCTTATCTGCCGTCCACCAGCGTCATCATGTTGCGTATCAAGTACCAGGACAACTGGGAGATCTGCAGCGCCACCGGGAAAACAGCCACAACATTTACTGGTGTGGTGCGGGGATTGTTCGGAACCGTCGCCCGGGCTCACCAACTGCCAGAGGACGCGAATTCGGATAACGGTGTCGAGGTCGAGTACTACCCTTACCTCGAGTTGCCTGTAGCGAAATTAGTCTATGCCCTGCTAACAGGTGTTCTTCTTAATCAGGGTGGTGCTGAGTTACCCAGTGCTTACCACCTGGCCATTCCAGAAGCGGATATCATTTCGGCGAGCTTTGAAAGCTATCCAGACTGGTATTTGACGACAGACGATACTCGAGGGCTCATTCTCGCATTCGAGGGTGGCGCAATGTCCGAGGGCGATGGCAAGGCATTCATCGAGAAAGAGATCCTATCGCTAATCAATGCGTTTCTCCTGGTAGAGCCCGATGGCAGATTATCGCTGCGGCGCAAGGTTCCGGTTCTATCCAGCTCTGATTATGTTGGTGTGCTGAATGAAAACTTGATATCTAGCGTCAATGCCCTCGAGCATGATCTCGATGCTGTTTCGTCAAGGTTTCGAATCCGGTGGGGATACCGGGAGTTCGGGCCCAACAACAAAGGATTTTATCGCGAGCGTGTGATTACCGACACCATCGCCGCGGCCCGGTTTCCAGATGCGAAAACGAAGGAGCTCGCCTTCAAAGGTCTGACGCCAGCCAGGCACACAACTACCATCCTGCGAAACATATTCGAGAGCCAGCGAGATGCAGTAGCGTCTCCGCCATTACACCTGTCTGGTGTTCGGCTGATGCCTTCCATTGGATTCGATGTTGAACTTGCAGATGTGTTTCGAGTTGATCTCTCGCACGTTCGGGATTACCAATCATTAGTCGACGTCAGCAGTCTGGACCGCCCATTCGAAGTCCAACGAATCACGATTGATCAAATCAAGGACTCCGTGATCGTCGACTTTGTAGGATCGGGGAATAGCGCGACGCAGATCGGTGATGATGATAGTGGCGATTCCGTTATACCTGACGGCGCGTACACCGACACCGGGACCAATCTCACTTCTGTGCTCTCAATCGATGGCAGCGGATTCACGACGGCAGACGGCACTCTCACCGGGGGCACCACGACCAGGACGCGCTACTACTACGACGGTGACCTGACAATCAGTGCCGGCGACACAATAGACTTCACCGGCAACATCGAGATCTGGGTTAAAGGCCATTTTTCTATTCTCGGCAAGCTTGATGGGGCCGGAGGTGGCTACACCTTTTCGGAAGCTGGATATATTGGAACCACGATGGCCCAGGGCCTTGCATACGCAGTGACTGGCTTTTTTGGGAACATCATATCGTTCAGCAACGGGCAAACTCTGTTCCCCCAGGTCACAGCGATACCAGCACTAATGATCGTTAATGATGCCGGTGTCCTGAGCGGGTACCCAGACGACATGCGCGGTTCCGGTGGACCGAGTGGCGGCATATCAACTGCCGGAGATGACTCACCAGTTGTTGGTGGAGTCGGCGGTCTTGGTGGCGGATCCGTTGTGATCGTATCCCGGGGCAGCAGCTTCGGTGTGGATGGCGAGATCGACGTCTCCGGCACGGATGGCAACCTGGGAAGTACAGGCGATTATGTTGTCGGTGGTGCTGGAGGCGGTGGATCCGCCGGCAGTGTTCTGATTTTAATTGATGGCTCCGGGAACTCAGTGCCGATAGCGAACGGCAAGATAACTGCATTCCGTGGAGCAAGCCCCGAGCAGGCTAACGTCCCTGTCCGTGGTGTAGATACTAAAGCACCTAAAGAATCCCCGACAACTAGATGGGGTGGATGGCCTGGGCTTCCATCTGTCAGCCAGTACGATTCAAACGTGCGGATCCAGTACCTGCCGGTATCACGGATACCCTACGAGAACGATCAAGCCAGCCTCGAGCCACCCAGCGGGGTAACAGTAAGTCCAATTCCAGGCGGCAATGATATCGATTGGGATAATCCTATAAACCCAGGCAGCTGGGATCTGATTGAGATACATGCCTCAACAACGAACGACGTTGCTACCGCCAGCAAGACATTCGAAGGTCGTAATAGCCGGGCCAATCATCTTACTGGCAATGTAACACCACAGTTTTACTGGTTGAGATCGAGGCAGGGAACGCGGTTCTCGGACTTCATTCCGAACACTACGACAACCACCTACACCGGCACTCCCGAGATCGATGCGAATGTCGCTGCTACCAGATCGAATTGGAGCGGTATTGTTGATGACGATTCCAACAAGCCAGACAACAACGCGACCGTCGGTGCAATATGGGGAACTAATGTCACGTCCCAGCCTGCTGATGCCGCGATACTCAACTCGTTCTTATTGATAGGTTCCGATGGTACGTTATCTGGCGGCGGCGGTGGTTCGGTAACCATTGTGGGGCTGGGTTACAACGGTTCGCTGGATGCGACAGACAACACGATCACTCAGTCCGCAAGTAATCCCAGCGGGGGTATCAATGGGAGCTTGCATTACAATACTGCTACCAAATCGTGGTGGTCTAAGATCGCTGGTACCTGGATTAAAGTAGGCGATGAGACGGCGGCTAATGTCGCTGCTTCGATTGCCGGGCAGGGTGGCCTGGCGACTGTTAACAGTGCTGATTGGTCCAGCCAGGTATCCGGAACCGGAAAGCCGGCCGACAATGCGACAGTTGGTGCTGTATGGGGAGTTAATGTCACGTCCCAGCCTGCTGATGCCGCGATACTCAACTCGTTCTTATCGATAGGTTCCGATGGTACGTTATCTGGCGGCGGCGGTGGTTCGGTAACCATTGTGGGGCTGGGTTACAACGGTTCGCTGGATGCGACAGACAACACGATCACTCAGTCCGCAAGTAATCCCAGCGGG